ATTGTAGAGCAATATAACAGCGTAATGGTTCGTAGAATTTGGAATGATCCAAAATGGGTAATGAAGCCAACATTAACCAGTAAAGCTGTATTGACTGATGGTAGATATTATGCTCATTGTCCGCGAAACGCACTCAAAGAACAAACTAAATTGAAAGCAGAATTATCTCAAATTCCAGAAATCAAACAACGTTATCTTACTCCTGGCCCGCAGCGATAATTGTAGCCATCGTTACGCAGACGGATTATTGTCCTATGGGGGTTTACTCAGCCGATGGGATAGGCTAGGCTATTGTCGGAAGCGTAACGATACGCTTTCAGTCCGGCCTATGATCTTTGACATTGTGAGGTATGTAATGAGTCGCAAGAAAGGTAACACTGTGTCTACAACTCAGAGCGTTGAGCATCCTTTGCCTCCTGGGCCAGAAGTAATTGTGGATACCACTGGTGCACAAGTTGCTGTGCCGATGGAGGAAACAGTTACGGCAGAGGAACAAGAAGCAAAGCCAGTAAAGCGGGCTTCTGGCCCGAGAAAGCTGAAGCCCAATGAAGTGAAAGTGGTGAAGCACTTCATGGAAACTTATATTGGTGAGACTGATCCTATCACCAAAACAGTTTCGTTTGAGGAACTGCACAAGGATATGAAGCCTTGGTTCCAGCCCAGCATGAGAGATAATGTTGTTGGGCGAGGTATCTTTAATGCAGTCTACGATGACGAAACGAAAATGTTGACTGGTGTTCAGTTGACGGAACTTGGTGCTGAACTATACCGCAAGTTGAATGGATCAGATGCACCAGCTACTTCTGGCCGGAAGGGCAGACCGAAGGGTGTGGTTACTGAGAAACCCAATGCCAGGACCTTCAAGTATGACGCAGGTTTGCGCTTGCGTATATTGGTTGACGATAATCCTCGTCAAGTCAGTAGCCATGGGTATCATTCCTTCAACTTGTATGAGAACGGAATGACCTATGACCAATACTTGAATACACCATTCGACAGCAGCCTGATGTCGAAGAAAAATACAGAGTTCTCTGGTCCGAAAAGATGGCATTGGGACAACGACCTAATGCATGGCTATATTGGTCTGTATTATGCTGACCAGCCGGAATTTCTGGAGGATGGCTCACCAAATCCGAGGTTCTGGTATGTCAATATGAGAAAGAACCAACCGCCAGAAGAAGTAACTACTCCTGGCGAGACTACAGAAACTGCCGAGTGAATAATAAAATGGCCCTGGTATACAGGGCCATTTTACTTGGAGGTATGCAAATGAGAAATGTTTGAGTGTCCGGCCCAAATCTCTCACGCGAACGGGTATATAGCGGCGAAACGCCGCGAAGTAAAGGGAGTAAATACTGTGAGTAATAAAAGAACAATGACGTTGGATTTGATGAAACAAATTTATATTGAAGTGGATGACGTTATAAACAAATTGGTAAAGATAGCCAATTTGAATAATAAAGGCAACAGCGTAATCATTGGTGATAAAATAGTAGCATTATCAAGAAAATTACACAGTGAATTAATAAGAATTGAGGACAAATTTTATCGAGATAATGAATTTGATACTAGGGTTGAATATGACAGATGGCTACATAAATTTACAGAATCGAAACGATTAGAAGTCAAATAACTTTGCTTGTATATGGCGCCAGTTAGCCACTGTTCTTTGACCTTTATCGGTCAGAGTTTGGCTATCTGGCGCTATATATTTGTTGTCCATAGCTATATCGCGATAGAAACGAAACATCTCGTGAGTTTCTTGACCGAGTTCATTTTCTAAATTGAACCAAGTAATCTTCTGGCCGCGTTCCTTCATGTCAGCAAGAACACACAATACCCAAAGAAATCTCAACTTGTCAACTATTAATATTCGTCGATCATTAGATCTAATCATTGGGATGCAAAAGATTGGGATACCCTCTGGCGCCGCAGCAACGGCGAAGCATCCTCCGGCGAAGCCCAGGGGTTCACTTTCGTTCGGTGCTGCGGTGCGCCTCGGGCTTCTTCTCCACACGGCCTCGCGGCGCCAGGGCCGGCGTCTCTCGACGGCGTTTGCCGACCGCCTCTTGCGCCAGCCGGAATCCGGCGGCGGCGACAATCCCGCGCACCATGTCGAGGCATCCGGACCGGACATCAGGGCGCGTCCTGCGCCAGTTGGCGTCGTCTGCCTCATCATCCCACTCGGGAATGACACCACTCACTGCTCGCGTCGCGACGGCTCGCGCGTAAAACTTGGCGCCGGCCAAAATATAACTATCGTCCATTGTCTGATCCTGCGTTCGTTGGGGCGATCTCTTGCAACGCGGACACCGGCCGCATGCCGTGCCGAGAGCCCATGATCCTTTGCACAACAGCGTCTCAGCCATCGGCCACTCCTAAGTATATTCGACGCTTTACCTCGCGAACGCGGGAGCGTAGTCTTACCGTTCGGTTACGTTAGGTTGCTGAAGAAAAGAGGCCAGGATTTGCTTGCGACGCTCCTGGCCTCTTAGTTAGTATGTAGTAGGCATAGAAACCATATAGTCTTTGGGGGGAACAATATGGATAACCAACCACTCGAAAGGATCAAGTAATTGGCCAACGAGTATATAGTCGATCGCGATACGGAAGTAAAGCCCCAAACGTTTGCCAATCGTAATATAGTTACGGTTGCACTTGCTCTTGGTGGCAAGCAATTAAACAAAACTATATTTGCTGATGGCAGAATTATTGATTTCAAAAACGCATATCATTACAAATTCTTCAGTAAAGAAATCGAATGTTTAGATGATCTATGTCAGCTTGTGCGATATCTGTTGCACAGGCCTAAGTGTTGTTTGCTTAGAGGTGTAGCCAAAGACGATACTTTGCCGAAACAACGAAGATTATTGTATGATGATAAAGTTAAAGGTGATCCGGCAACTATTATTGAGCAAGAACAGAATTGGTATGCATTGGATGTAGACAATTACGATAAATGTAGTGGTGATCTAAAGCAAGATGCTCAAAAGATGCTCCTGGCGCTAGGTCTCAGTGGTGTTCAAGCATTCGCGATACCAAGTGCTAGTTACTTGAGCGAAAGAAAACCTGGTATAAATATCAGATTGTTCTTGTGGAATAGCGCAAGAATATCTTGTTTGTCGTTGAAAAAGCACTTCACATCAGTGGTGGACAGTGCTTTATTTAGCCCAATACAGGCTATTTATGTTGCGAGACCAACGTTTATTGGTATGGCAGATCCATGTTCGGATTTGGTGGCATGGATACCAGGAGATCAGATCTATACAGAAATTAGTGATACAGAAAGAGTTGTTGGAGAGCGATCATATCGTTTGAATAAGCGAACTAAGAAACAAGCTGAAGCATTTCTCAAAGCTGGCAATATTAAAGATGATGATGATAAAGTAGTGCATTTGTGGGATCTTACAGAAGGCAATAGACATAGACCATTATACAAATTTAGCAGTTGGATGGGAGAATTGATTTGGCAAGAATTACTTGATGAAGATGAGGTTATAGATGAGTTATTAGACAAATGCATGTATTATTGGCGAGGCAATACTAAGAATGATGACAGAACGATAAGGGACGGCATTCGCAACGGCAAAGAAAAGGCGGAGAGAGACAATGAGTTCTAATACAAATGATATATTTGATATCATAGATGCATTGGAGATGTTCATTAATAAATTACAAAGAATTGAGGCGTTGGAACGCAAATCAATATTATATGGTAGAGATGGAGATGTATTCATTGAGGGGTTGTGGCAACTAAAGCAATTGGACGGTCTTCATTACGATAGAATATTGGAAGAAATATCACAGACAGTTCGTGGATCCAAAGGCAGAATCAAAGATATATTTGATGATAGAGAAAAGGCCAAAGTCAAAAGCACTATAAACGCATTCACTACGGCAGAGAACTTATTAACTAACAAGAATGGTATGCCGGTGGCCAATCCATTCAACTATAAGCAAATACTCCTGGCGTCTACCAAAGTCCAATTTGTATTTGATACTATGTCAGATGATATATATTTCAGTAAAATGTGTTGGGAATCAAAAACTAAAGAATTTGTATTAAATGTTAATGAATCGGAAAGAACGTATTATAGATATGATTTGACCAATAAAACAGGATTGAAACAAACATTGAATGAATTTATATTCCCAACTGAGATTACGTTTAGTGCATTAGATGATGCTGTATTATTTGTTTCTCAAACGAATAAAGTTGACTTTTATAAGCAATGGATGGATGGGTATAGAGGATTGTGGGATGGTATTGACAGATATACGCAAGAGAATTGTATAGCAGTCAAATATCTTAAAGCGGATGTTTGCCAGTGGAGTGCTACTTGGTCAAGATTGTTAATGTTATCGTTGGTGCGCAGATGTTATGAGCCAGGATGTCCATTGCGTTATTATTTCGCTATAGAAAGTGCTCAAAATATTGGTAAGTCAGAGCTGTGTAAGAGATTTGTTCCATCGTTTTGGTTTACTAAAGGTCATATTAAAGAGGACCCAACTAATTTTGATAAATCTACAGTAGGCATGGCTATAGTAGAAATGGATGAAGAAGGTGGATTAGACAAAACAAGTATTAATGTTTGGAAGAGTTGGGTAACAGATCCAATTAGCAAATACAAAGTGTTCTATCAGACAAAGGAATTTGCTTCGTATTTGAAAAGATGTATTGCTATAGTAACAACCAATAATTGGCATCATCTTAATGATCCTACTGGCAATACACGTTGTATTCCTATTAGATCAAATCTGCCTATGAATGTATTTGTGGATTTAGAAGAATTTGAAAGAGAGTATCCACAAATATTATCTCAAGCAATACACATGTATGATAGTGGAAAGCTGCCGTTTTTGAATAATGGCGAAATGGAGATACAAACTAGTCAAACTACAGATAGAGAATTGGTTACGACAGAGTATGAATGGATTGAGGCATATTTTGATGGTGTAAGTGGAAATGTCAATAATATGGAGCTAGCTAAGAAAGATGGAGTTAGACACGAATTTATTACGTCGTGGTTACGATCTGAAACAGCATTCAATACAGATTTACCAAATGATTTTACTAGACACAAAAGCAAAATGGATACCGCTTTACGTCGTTTCGGTTTTAGATCGGAAGTTCGCAATATTGAAGGAACAAATCAAAGAAGATGGTGGTATTTCAAGTAAAGAACATACTCCTGGCGGGGGGGGATAACGCATAATAACGCATATGAAAATTTAGCGCGTTATCGAAATGATGTGGTGTAAGTTATTGTATTCTTTATTATTTTTTATTACTATAACGCTATAACGCTATAACGCTATAATATAAAAGAAGATTATAAAAACGGAATGCAACTATATATTCCCTATAAGAAGTATAGGAAGTTCGGCGTTATTCGTTATTTTAGCGTTTATCGTTTATAATCAAAGACTTACGTGCGTTATTTAGTGCGTTACGGGCGTTACGGCGCGTTACGGCCAGGAGCACATAGCTATGCTTGAATTGAAATTAGCCCAAACATTCGACAATGCATTCAGCTGTTATCAACTATGGAAACCAAGTAACAGGCAAGCTGGTTGGCCAGATAGAGGCATCCAAATCAATGATAGCAAGTTCATTTGGTGTGAATTAAAGACAACATCATTACGCAAAGATAACACAATTCAAGTATCCAATTTCGATCAAGCACAAGCAGCATTCATGTTCAAATGGCAAAAGGCTGGTGGACATTGCTTTCTGTTAGTTGCGATCCACACCGGCCAGGAGGATGTAGGATATGCTATCATCACTCAACTAATGCCCAATTATTGGTTATCATTGAACAAACGTATATTGCATATGGATAATTTAAGTTTGTTTGCCGAAACGATAGATGATGTTACATATTGGTTTCGAACAGTTTACGATAACCGATAAAAGTAACGCTCGAAGGCTTACTTCAGAGTTACTTTCCTTTACGGTAATAGGAGTCGGATAACTCGGAAGCGGAACGATGTCTGATTTTGAAATAACATATCACGAATATAAATTTTTCGCGAGGGGCTTTACTTACGATCGAAACGCGAGAATACTACGTCGTGGTGCGAAAGTATGTAAATCATAAAGCACAATTTCATGTATTAGATGATGCTTTTGACGATCCAGAATTGTTATATTGGTGTCCTAATGAAGTCATAATAAAGATGGATAAATTCAAACAACCATCGTGTGCCACTAAAGAAAATATACGCAAGTTAGATAATCTGATACGTGCCTCAGCGTCCAACTCAAAAGGAACCACCAATGCGTAAGTATGTAGCAGCTATTCTTACGTTGTTTGGTTTGACTTTGCCCTTTGCAGCCAATGCTGCATTGATCGCATCGTTCAGCCAAAATCCGTCGGCTACACCTACAGTATTCGCCACCGATAATGGCGTAACAACTAACATTGCGGTTAATAGCGCATCCACCGCTATTACCACTGGTGCCAGTGGTGTTATTCCTAATGCTTTCTTCAGTCTGGCAGCGAACAGTGTTGGTATAGCGACACAAATCGGCAGTCAAATAATCGAACGTTTCAACGGCAACTTCTGCTTTACCAGCGCCATTGGTTGTGGCGGCACCAATGACTGGAGCGGAATTTTCACCGATGCAGCGTTTGGTGCGAATGGTGGTCCGGGTTTGACGGTGAATGTCAATAATCCACCTGATACTCTGACACTAACATCTGGCGTATTGCCGGCCAGTAGCCTTCAGCCTCCTTCGACTTTCAATATTAGTTTCGCTGATCTTGTGCCATTGCTGCATATCAACGGCACTACTATTGGTGGATTTACCGCTGATTTCGCCGGTAATATTTCATCGTCAGTAGCTGTAACTGAACCTGCTGCTCTTGCCTTGCTTGGCCTTGGTGTTCTTGGACTAGGATTTGTTCGCTATAAGCATAAAGGCAATAACCACAACTATGCCTGATGGTTTCGATCCTGGTCGTGAACTACAGCGTATCCTCACTCTTCAAGAGTTGATGAGTGAGTGTAGGGCACGCACGCCAACTATACTTGCGTTAGCAGACCAAATGCTAACGGACCCTGAGCTTTCTCCCGACACGAGGCTCAGGGTCATGGAGTTTGTAGTTAATAGAGGATACGGCAAGCCTAGACAGCATGTAATTGTTTCTGATCCGAATGATCGGCCAGCCGCTACCAATCCAGTCAAAATATACATACCTGACAATGGTAGAAACCCAGCGATGGGCAGGGTGATAGATCAAGACGGCGAAGTAACGAATGCTTGATGATCTTGGTTTCTTCAAAGATGCTTTAGGGCCGCAGCCTGGTCCTCAAGAAGCATTTCTATCAACTGTAGCAGACATTGCTATATATGGTGGTGCTGCTGGTGGTGGTAAAACTTTCGGATTGTTACTTGAGCCGATCAGACATATAGATAATCCTCAATTCGGCGCAGTAATATTCCGTCGCGATGCTACTCAAATCACCAATGAAGGTGGTTTGTTTGATACTAGCTTCCAAATATATCCTGAGGTATATGGAAGTCCAAAACTGAGCCCATTCAGATCATGGGTGTTTCCGTCTGGTGCCAGTATAACATTCAACCATTTACACAACGAAAAGGATATTCTCAATTGGCAGGGTGCCCAAATAGCATTGATCTGTTACGATGAACTAACACATTTTACTGAGAATCAATTTTGGTATATGTTGTCTCGCAACCGTTCTACTTGTGGTGTTCGACCATACATTAGAGCAACTTGTAATCCTGATGCTGATAGTTGGGTTGCTCAACTAATTGAATGGTGGATTGATCAAGAGACAGGCTATCCCATTCCGGCCAGGAGCGGTGTTGTTCGTTGGTTTGTAAAACTTGATACTAAGATACATTGGGCTGATTCATCAAGAGAATTGTTACTTGAACATCCAGGAACGTCACCGAAATCATTTACGTTTATTGCCGCTACCCTAGCCGACAATCAAAAATTACTTGAACTAGACCCTAACTACAAAGCCAATCTACTGGCAATGAACCGTGTTGAGCGGGAAAGATTGCTCAACGGCAATTGGAAAATCAAACCAACAGCTGGTTCTTATTTCCCGTCGCATTGTGTGAATATACTATCAGCTGTTCCTACCGATGTCAAAATATGGGTGAGAAAATGGGATCTAGCTGCTACTGAACCTAGTGAAGTGAATCCAAGTCCAGACAGTTCCGCTTCAGTATTAATGGGAAGGAGGGAGAATGGCAGATTTGTAATTGCTCATGGAACTAATATCAAGAAAGGAGCGCATGTTGTAAGAGAGATCATCAAAAACATCGCGGCGCAGGACCGGAACAATTACGGCCGGAGAGTGATTATTGCTCTCTCAATAGACCCTGGGCAAGCAGGGAAAGAACAAGCAGCCAGCTTGACAACTATGCTTGCTGGATATCGTGTTACTTCTGTTAGAGAAACAGGACCAAAGGAGACTAGAGCAGAACCGCTATCAGCACAATGGCAAGTTGGTAATGTGGATTTGGTTGAAGGACCGTGGGTGAAAGATTACTTGAATGAGATGGAATCTTTCCCGTCGCCTGATGCACATGACGATTATGTCGATGCTAGTAGTGGTGCATTTCTTGAGTGTATATCTGGTGCCGATAAACAAGCAGCATGGAGGGCATTATCAACGTAGTTGCTAGACGCGATGGCTTCCAAAATGTCATGTCTGGTCTTAATACGACCGGACTTGATCGCACATCCAACACGTTCTATCGCAGTAACAATTGGCGTCGTGGTCTAGAGCGATACTGGTCTAATCGTTTCTCACTATATGACTATGGTGATCTATACTTGAACAATGGTATCGTTCAGAAGATCATTGATAGACCATCCGATGATTGTTTTCAACAAGGTATCATAATAGAGGGGGATGAGGAAGGCTCTATTGAAGATGAATATGATCGTCTATTTGTATTGCCGAAAATGGCTGATGCTGTTCGTTGGTCTAGACTATATGGTGGAGCAGCCATACTAATCATCGCTAAGGATGGTGGAACATTTGATGATGAATTGAACTATGACGCGATTGATACTGTAGAAGAACTACAGGTTTATCCACTACCAAGTATTAAGCCTACTGAAATTGTCTATACTGCTTTTGATACTGATGATGTCAAGAAAGTCGGGCAACCGATGTTTTACGACATTACCGCGCCAGGAGTTCAAGCCTTTAGAGTTCATGAAACTAGACTATTGCTAATGTCTGGTGAACCATTACCTGACCGATTTGTTCATATGCAATCTATGAATTGGATTGGTCGCTCTATCATCACTGGTTGTATAGAAGACATTTCGCGATACGATCAAGCCTTACAGTGGTCAATAAGATTACTTGAGCGTAAGCAACAAGGCATCTATTCCATGGAAGGTCTAGGTGAATTGTTCGCTCAAGAAGCAGATGATTTGGTTTCTAAACGGATCAATCTTGTTGATCTTGTCCGTGGCAATCTCAACAGTGTCGTTGTTGATAAGAATGATGCTTATACTATTGAGAACCTTGGGCTCGATGGCGTTCAATCTTTACTACAAGAATACCAAGTGGCGATTTCCGCTGCGGCCAACATTCCTGTAGTTATACTATTTGGCAAGTCCACCACTGGACTCAATGCTACTGGTGCTGGTGATCTGGAGTCTTATTATGGAATGGTTGGACATATCCAGCAAGTTATCGCCAAACCAGTATTGGAGAAACTGACCGCTATACTATATGTCCAGCGAACCTATACTGGACAACTACCGGACACTTGGCATATTGAATTTAATCCGCTATGGCAAGCATCAGATCAAGAACAAGCGACCGCCAATAATCTAAATCAGCAAGCCAATAATACTGAAGTAACGATGCTGATGACTCTGATGAATGGAGGAATTATTTCGCCAGAAGAAGTGCGTAAGATTGTAGTGAATAAATATAGCGAATATGATTTTTCAGATGAGATACCTGATACTGCCGTTTCTTCTATGGACTATGCTGCTGATATAGATACATCGCAACTAGATGTTCCGCAAGATCCAAATAAGCCGGCGCCAGCAGCATGAGTAACGAATGGAAACGAACTGAATGTAGACGCGGCCACAAATACGTGGAAGGTTCGTGGACATGGACTACAACAGGCAATAGAGATTGTAAAGAATGTAAGAAGATACGTGAGAAAAATAAACAAGTAAGAGTCAAGTTTAAAACACAATTCAGCAAAGATGCTGCTAAGTCGAGGTTGGCTAATGGCTGATTATGTTACCAGAGACGAGTTTAATGAATTGGAGGCGCGGGTAACTGTGCTTGAAGGTGGTCAGCCGCCAGTAGCACCACCTAATCCTATCACTAATGGTATTCAAGCGAAACGTATTGCTTCGCTAATTGGTTTGTTTGGCGTAAATACTTTTAGTTCGCTAGACGAACATAACCAATGGGGATCATGGCCAGCGGATTATCGCCCTGATAGTGTTATTACTGCGTTACAATATATCCTTGGTGATAGTGGTCACGCATTTCGTATCCGCGAATATCATTACGCTGGACGCGAAGATATGCAACGCGATTGGCTAAGTCAAATTGTTACTGCTATACCTGGCACTGAAGTAACGTTATGTGTTGGTGCTAATGGTTCAACTAACGATGTTCCATCTATAATCAGTTTAGCTGCCGATCCTGAATGTGGGGTTAAATGGATCGAAGGATTGAATGAACCCAATACAAATTTCGGTAGTGGTGAAGTTCCATTTAATGTAACGCTAGATATACAAGATGAACTATGGTCTGAGCATTTGAACGCCAAAGTAATGGGGCCAAGTATCGTTGCTGGAACTCCGCATCCAGAAGGATGGATAACTGGTTACTGTGGAAACCAAGATAACTTGGAT